GTCCTGACAATCTAGTGTGCAGGGCAGCCGGGATGTCTGTCATGTAAACCGCCATCAGAGTTCGGTGTACTTATTCTTGGCTGTCCCGCTGACAACCTCTTTACCGGCAGAGATCCCTAGTTGCTGGTCGTTACCGTAGCTGCCGCGATCTTCATAGTAACTGTCGGTGGACTCGGTGTCGGGCTTGGGTATTCCAAACCGGCAGTTGCTTACCTTGTCCATGAGGCTCATCGCGCTGTTGTAAGCGGCTATCCTTACCTCACTATCGTCCGTAACCACCCCTCCTACCCGTTTCATTAGCTCGACAATGATTATGTCGAGGGCAGGAGAGTGCAGTACCGTAGGGAGCGTATTTGCAACCGAGTCAATCCCGTTGCGAGGACAGGCTTTGATGTAGCCTCGCACCAATTCAGTAACATCAGAGATAACGGCGGACAGGACATCAGAGGCTGTTTGCCCAGAGGCCAGCCCGATGGAATTGTATTTGGTCAACTCCGTATCCGTCATACGGGTCTGAACATCCCCCTCTGCTATCACTACCCAAGCCATTTAGCCGTTTGCCTTTTCAGCCTTCTTGATCCCGTGACGAAGGAACAGAGCGAGCAAGGAAGTGATAACCACATTCATGGCGGCACCCATTTCCAGTTCGCCGGTAAAGTATCCAGCCAATCCTCCGAGTGCGCCCAATATTGCTGTCCATGTCGTTTTGCTCTTTAGCATTTTTTAGTCCTTTTTTGGTTTGTGCTCTGTCTTGTTAATTGCTCCAAGCTTCACCTCTACCGTCGCAGCATCCTTCCCGGCCTTTAATGTCAGGCTGGGAAAGGGAAGTTCTAGCGACAGGTAAGGGATTTTCAGGTTAACTCCCTCCGGACTGATCCCCGCATCCGGTACCACCCCGGCTTTAGCCCCAATGCAGAGACTTGGGATGGGCCAACTAATCTTCTGGCCAAATAGGGTTACGCTTGGGTTGGGCTTTAACCCGGCACCAAACAGTCCATCTGCATGAGCGTTCACCGCACAAAACAGCCCGATCAATATAAGTGTTTTCTTCATTTTCTCTTTTCCAGTAGGTGCTTTATTTTCAGCACAATATACAATAGCGAGGCCAAACTAATCCCAACCTTCAAAAGCATGTCAATATCCACCAGCCAGTTACCCAATCCGGTGATGGAGGCGAATGCTACTTTTATGTCATCCAACCAAGTCATCCCACGCTCCCATCGTATTCAATATCAAAAAACGGTGTATCAATCTCTAACTTACCCGGCAACGACTTACACCCCACCAACGCACTAATCCCCGCGATCATCAGCACTTTTGCCAATACGCTTCTTGGGAATGCCCATGCACTTGTAGAGGGCAGCAACCTCGCACCGCAGCATTGCGATCTCCTTGGCGAGCTTGTTTGTCTCTCGGTCATGTCCATTCAACTTGTCAATCAGTTTGACAATTATCGTATAAAGCTCTTTGATTTCGCCGCTCAAATTGCGGAGAACATAGAACACGATTTTGTACCCAAAAATTCCCGCTGCCGCTGCCGCAACAACTGGAAAACCCAGCGTTTGGATTAAATTTGCAGTATCCGTTCCCACTCATCAATTCAAGTCTGCACTCACCGCATCCCACGCGCCTTTCCAAGCTGCATAGTCTGGATTGGTAATTGTCTCGCCCTCAACAACCGTCACCACTTCGCGTGTCTCGCCGCTGTCGTTGCCTTCCTCGTCTAGGATTGGCTCGGTTGTGGTTTCGGTCTTGGGCAGCGTTTCGGTCTGCACACCAAGCTGCCGCACCTTCAGCCAGTTGTTCGTTCCCGCACTCGCCCCGCTGATGGTGGCTTGTGCGGCATCATACGCTGCCCATTGAGAATGCGCTGAAGTTGACTCGTTGCCATCCATGTCGGTGCTGGTCACAATCTTTGGCACTTCCGCCTCTGGTTCAGCTACTCGCTTGGCAGTCTCGACTGCATCCACCTCGGCCAATGCCACGCGGATTTTGGCGTTGCTGGCCGTGGTAGCGTCGAGCGTGGCTTGTTCAACGTCAGCGGTTGCGTGTGCGTCAACGGCGCAGATTGCTTGACCGCTATCCGAGACAGACCATTGGCGCAGAAACGCGCCGCCCTTGTAAGTATCCTCGATGTCGGTGCTGCGTATCATCAGTCGCCTTCCGGTGCTGCCGCCGCTTGCGCCGCTGCGTATGCTGCCTTGACCTCATCAGTCCAGACTGCTCCCGCAACGGCTTGAACCTTCGCATCCTCGCCACTCACGTCATCGCCGGGAGCGAGAACTTTGCGGTGGAATGAGCGACTGATTTCGTTGCCGTCATCGGTTACAACTGTGTCGGTGCGAACACCGATTGAACCGTTTTCGCCAACCTCAAGTTGACCCGTAACTGTTTTCTTTTCTAATGCCATTGTTCTAAATTATGCTGCTATGTACGTTCCTGACAGTCTCATTTGTTGGGAGTTTTGGATTTCCGAACCATAAACTATCACCCGTCCCGCCCCGGCGTATGCGTTTTTAGTAAAAAACAGCTTGGATTCAAGATAATTGGAATGAACCACAACAGGCGCACCCCCCGAATCAAATCCATCATCGTATTGGTCTTGAATACTAAAATTACCCCAATTGTTCCCCGCACTTATAGTGTTGTCCATAGCGAACGGCAGTCCCTCAAGAGAGAGTCCGCCCGAACCAATTGAAGCGTCATCAACAACTATATAGCCACCAACCGTTACTATTTTTCCAACTCTGACATAAACCATAGTGGCTTGGCTCAAAGTGATTGCAGTTGAACCTTCTTTTAGAACCGCCGTCCAAGTGCCTTCCTCGTACGCATCAAGCGTGTAACCCGTGCCGGTTCCCGCGCCAGTTGTTGCCGACTGAAAGGCAATCCCGTTCGAGAAGGTCGCGAGGCCCGCGCTTGAGATGGTGACTTTCGGTGCTGAAAAATTGCCGCCGGTTCCAACGACAAAAGCATCGTCGCCATCCCCATCATTGCCGATCGCCCACTTGTTAGAACCGCCTTCAGCGAATACGACCTTCGCCTCGTAATCACTTGCCGAGTCAATCGTGACCTCACCCGAACCCGAAGCAGCGGGGTTAACGCCTATCGCACCAACATCTAGTTTGCTTGCCATAAATTACCTTTCGTATGTTTTCTCTGAAATCCGCTGCACCTCGACTTCAGCTTTCCAAAGCATTCGTTTTGATGCTGTGCCGGTGACTTTTATCATAATGCAGTTGGTGTTTGCCGTCACACTTGCTGGAACATCATCACCGTCAGTTGTTGAAACCAACTCAACATCCAATCCGGTCGATGTGTTTGAAAGTTTGCGCTCTTGACCGCGTAGCAAAACATTGCCGCCAACCTCGCGGTAGAATCTGGTCTCCTCTTCAACTATTGCGTGATAAGAGCCACCGTCTTGGTATTTACTACCAACCGTCTTGGCCCGAACAACGTATTGTTCGCCTTCCGCAATTGGGATGAATCCTATTACAGTCGGAGTTGCCGTGCTTGCCGTAACCCCACTAAAATGCAATTTCCCATCATCGGGCAGCTTGTCCTCGCCCTCGTTAAGCTCGGCTCGCACATCGAGTGCGGGGAGGTCAACCAGAACGCCGCCGACTGCATAACCTCGATTGTAAACTGCCACACCGCCAGCAGTTGAAACATTGCTGGTTGCACCGCCATCCCAGTCGCTGTCGTCTTGACCTTTGAAAGTGTCAACGACTTCCAACCCTCTGAAAATTGTAGTGCCAGCATACGCCACCGATTGGGCGTTAGTGCTGACTGATAGCAGGTCGGTAGATTTGTCGTGTGACAAGTCGTAAACTTGGGTCACGCTGCCGCATTGCAAAAGACACTTCGCCCCTGCCACGAACAGAGGTTTCTCTGCATCGTAAATCTCTTTGATTTGTTGCGGCGTGGGCGCGGTTGCGCTGATGCGTAGGAGGGAGAGCGAGCCGTTTGTTAGCGGGTTTACTTTCGTGGTTAATGGAATTATGCCAACGCCCAAAATAGCGTCTGTGTGTGTTAAATCGGTTGCACTCGTTCCCAAGCCGTGAACGCCCAAGTCGTTGCCATCAACATAAATCCTTACATTGTTGCTTGCCGTCCCCCGACGAGTAATAACGAACTGATGCCAAAGATCGTCACCATAAGTTCCTACCGAGGACGCAATGCCCGCCCCGTTGACATTAAACTGAACAGTATCCGAGGTTGTTTTTTGGAAAGAGAAATCGGGGTTGTCGTTGTCGGCGGCATAACGACTGACCAAAGTTTCAGCGACTCCACTCGTCCCAAGTTTCGCCCAAAGCATAATGCTGAAATCACCTGCAAAGTTGAAGTCGGCGTGGTAGGGGTCACTCAAATAATCGTCGGCTGAAAACGGGCCATACGCAGTTTGTTCGCTACCGCTTCCGTGAACACCGGGCGCACCGACTGACCCGACTTGTGTTAGGGCATTGTTCTTTACGCTTTTATCTTCAGTACGGTGATTAGCCAACCCCGCAAAGCGAATATCACCAACCATGTAGCCGGTGTTGTATGCGCTGGTGATGTAGGCGACTGCGCCCTCGGTATCGTTGCCGGGGTTGCGCTTGACGATTGAAAGCCCAACGGGATAGCCGATTGCCAAACCATCTTTGCCGGTAGGAGTGACGGCATTGACCGTGGCGTTTGCGCTGGTGTGAGCGGTTGGATTAGAGGGCAGTCCGCCATAGCCAGACGGGTTGTATAACTCAACCCAACCGGCAGTAGATGTTGCCGAGGTATTATCGGCAAAAGGAATCGTTGCCAACCCTGTGTAGGCGGCTACATCGTAAGAACCAGACGCTTCAAAGCTCGTCCCAACGCGCCCATCATCGGTGAAAAACACCTTGTGATAATCGTTGTGTGTCTGCGAGCCAGATATGTCATAAACATTCCCACTCGGATGAATCACACTCACGCCGCCATCAGTCGCAACCGCCACGGTCGGAATCGGCAAGCCGAGTGCGCCTAGCTCGGAACCCTCCAAAATCGTAGCGGAAACATCGTTGACGGTGTTGTCGGCTATTGCCCCCGTGGCATCAACTGACGGCCAACCGTTTGCCGAATTATTACGGTCAACGA